GCTTATTTCGCATTTCCTGCAAATAAACCAAACGGCTAACCTCAGACTGACCCCAGTAATAATCCGGCATCGGGTTTGGGCAAATCTGGATAAATGGCAACTCGCCCTTAATGAACATGGACTCGTTAGCACGGTCATAGATAACCACATCAGGCTCGGCAATCGTCACCACCTGATAGTCGTTAGTCTCGTCATTCCAGACATACAACTCCCGCATTTCAATGGTGTCTTCCGCCACCTGGGGCTTCATGCGGTTGTAGCCCGACAAATCCAAATTCACATTGCCGTAAATGGTTGGATCAACAGAATTGACGATGATCCTATTGATACCATTCGGCATATCCTGCGGCTGGTACTTCTGCTCCGTCACCCGGCGCATAATGTCCGCTCGCTTCGGATGCGAATACAACCGCGCCGCCAAGTCAGAACGCGTGATGTAATACGTATGCACCATCGCCTCCTGGCGATCCGTGTACATAACGTCCTCACGCAACACACCAATCGCGCCCGGGTCCACCATGTAAGGGGTGATCGTATTCTTCCGGCGCACCAACTTGATGTAAGCAGTGTTGTAAACAAATGCCCAAGTCAGACCAATGCCGAAGACCTGATCCGCATTTGAATTGTTCCACTCGTCATTCAACGCACTCGTCAGCACCGGAACCTTAGCGTGCTCCGCCTCATGCACCGACGCCCCCAGGCTAATGCTAAACCGCGTCGTGTCAGCCGAGTACATAAACGAGGTCAACTGATCAATGTGCGGGTAAATCTTGTTGTAGTGGGCCGGCGCATCCTCAGGCCCCGACCCAAACAAGTAATAACTCCGCAAGCTGGCATAGTCAGAACGCCGCTCGTCACGCGACACATAACACTTGTTGATCAAATCAAGGTAGAAAGTCTCGCGCGCTACGGCATCCGACGGAATAATCATGGCTTGATCTTCAGGTTCTCATGGTCTGCGATATAGGAAGCCGGCTTCGGCCCGGTCAACCTACCAGCATCCTTGGGGTTAAAGCCAACACTTTCTCCACGCACCGACCTGACCGCCTGACCAGACATGACCGAAGCCATGTTGTAACCCGCACCACCACCCCAAATCACGCCATTCGGACTCTGACGCGGCGGCGGCTGGTTGTTCCGAGTCAAATACCCCTCCTGATGCTCACCCTCCCGGGTAGACTTCAGGTTGGTCATGTCAAAGTCCTTGGCCAGCCCCTTCAAAGTGCCGTCAGTGCCCTTCGTCCGGTCCGACATCAACGCCGGCGCCTGTAAATGTACAATCATGATGCCCTCAGAGCATCCATGCGGGCAAACAGGCTCCCAAGCCTCAAAAAACCCGTGCGATTCGCACTTATAGTCCCTTTTTACCGCCATTTTGTCCCTCCATCTGCTCCAAAAGCGTTGGTTCACCGTAGTCAGCCCGGTTTTTCACCCGAACATCAACCTTAAAACCCTCCGGCGTCACCCTTAACCCCCAGTGACGCGCCAACCGCAACCTCGGCTGCGCCCGGTATTCGGCAAACTTAACCTGATTACGCCCCTGCATGACAGCAATCTCCCCACGCTCCCACGCCTGCAACGTCCGACTAAGCCGTATCTGGTGCACCTCAGAAAAGTCTCCCTCCCCCTTGGTCACCACATTCCGCAAATACTCCGGCCCAACCCCCGCCAACTCCGAAAACATGAGAATGGAAATGCCGCGATTTCGGTCCTCAATGAACCGACGCAACCGCTCCCTCAACTCTCGCTTGCTATAGACCGACATTTGCGCGCCAGAAACGACAGGAAAACCTCAGGCACCGACTGCCCATCCATCTGCAAACTCAACTTGATCTCACGCACATCGAAAATCTCGAACCCCGCGCGCTGCATCAAAGCAGCCCACATGTCCACACCCAAGATCGAATAGTGATTGGGGTTCCACTCATGCCTGCGCGGCAACGCCGGGGCCGGAACCTCCACATACAAACCACCACCCATCTTCAACACTCGGTTGAACTCATACAACGTGAACAACGGATAGACCGAATGCTCAATGGCATGACGACACCAAATCAAATCCACCGAGTCGTCCGTGTCATCAAGATCACTAATGTCACCCAACGTGCACCCATGCCCCTTCCGGCGACACGCATCCACATCGTCCTGACTCAACGTCACTCCCCAGAGAGAGGAAAAGCCGGCACTCCGCATTTCGTCCATGAAGACCCCGGGGCCACATCCCGCATCAAGCACGAAGGGAGTATCCGGCAAACCGAATAATGGGATAAATTCCGACACGGCTTGCTTAATAAGCGCATTGTGAAAGTTGCCCTCCTCAGGCTCCGAATAAACAGTTGAACGAGCCAACTGCAAATAACGCTGAAACTTATCCTGCTGCATCCCCAAATCCTATCCTCTTGAGATACGTACTCACGGTACGAGAACCCTGTATCTGCTCCGGCGTCCGCTCGTCCAAGGCACGCGACGCCTCACGCGTCACCTTCATCTGAACCAAACGCGGCCAAATCTGCTCGGCATAAGCAGCACACCCCAACGCAGAAGCAATGACACGATCATCCTTCCCACGCCCCTGCGCCATAATCGAACCACCATCACGCCGAATAGACTTCATCTCATCAATCAAATCCAGACTACGAACGCGCATCATACCACGCTCAAAGTAGTCCTTCATGTAATTCAACATCCGCTCCTTAGACGGACCCGTCGTCAACCAACCAATACTGTTACTAATCCCACCCAACGTATCATTCTTCCGCCACATGTAATTCTGCATGTGCGCCAAAACATTCATCAAGTCCTTGCCCTGGTGACCACCCAACGCCGCAGCCTGACGCTTCAAGTTGCGCAACTCATTGATCACCGCCTGACCAGGACCATTCACCTCCAAATTCAAAGTACTGTTCTTGTAAGCACCAGCCAAATGCGCAATCACCCAAGCAAATTGATAAGTATTCAACTCATGCGTGGCAAACTCCGCCACTTGCTCCATACCATCCGCATAACAACGATAAACAGAAATACAAAAACGATCCGCCCAATCCGAAGACCCATACGCCGGATCAGCACCAATCACATAATACGCCGTGTCAACCGGCTCCTCCCAAACACTCAACGTCGCTAAACGCTCATTCGACTTCATCACCTGAGTATCAACAAACGTGGCACCCATCACATACCGATAATAAGCCGGCACCTCCTTCTTCGCATCCTTCACCGCATCCGTACAACGCGCATTACTGAAGAACGAACTACCCGACATCACAAAGGCATAGTCCTCAGTCGGCGGGAACTCCTGATACATCAACGCATCATCACGTATCCCCTCCGCCAACTTCCAACGCCACCACGCCATCTGCCGGGAATTAATCTCAACGCCATACAACTTCTTAATCTCACGCGTCCACTCACGCTCCTCAGGCGTCAATCGACCATCCCAATAAGTCTTGTACACGGGCGTGTCCGCTTCGACAGAATAAAACTGGTTCCGCCACCAGCCACAAAAAATCGCTCGCTGCGTCCGCGCACGCTTGGCCGTGACATACATATCATGGAACATGTTGAAGCCGCGCGCCGTGCTCTCAAACATATACAACCTGTCGGGGTTGGTCTCAGCCAACGAAGCCAACAAACTCGCCAAACCCTCCTCATCACCCCATGAGGATGTTTCCGTGCCATGAAGGTACGTAATCGCCTTGCCACGCCCCAAACTCCCCTTCGCACGCAAACCAGCCACCTGATAAAACAACCGAGACCGATTTTTCAAAATCAACTGATTCCGATTATGCCCCTCCAACGGAATCTTAAACTCACGCGGCAAATGCTCGTGATACATACCCAACGTCGAACGGAACATCTCACGGTTCTCCTCCGTGTCCGTCACCAACGTCGCACCCAAACCAGGATGCGTAAAAACCCAGTAAAGGTCCAAAGCTAGGCTAATAGTAGTGATGCCCAACTGACGACCCTTCAAAATCACATAATGATGCGCACCCTCCTCAAGTCCACGCGCAATCTCATCCATCACATACGTCTGCGTACCCAACAACGCATCCAAACGCTTCAGACCCTGCTCCTTAGTCTCAATCTGAAGCTGCGAACAAAACTTGTAAAACTTCTTCAGATCAAAATTCATTTGACCAACCTATACCCATTAATCGAACGATCACTCTCAATCACAAAACCTCGCTTCCTCAAATCACCAATCGCAACCCTCACAATAGTCCTCCACGTACTCGGACGATCCTGATCCACAGCCCACAAACTAACCCTCAAATCATCCCAACTAACCTCACCATTCTCCTGTAACAAATACAACACCAAATTCGGCACACTACTCCCAGGCACACGACGATACGACGCACGCACATCTCCACGACGACGACCCTCCGCCACATACCTCTGCACAACATTTACATGCACACCCAACCTCACCGATATGTCCTTCAACAACACACCAGCCGAATACATCCCCAAAACCTCATCATAACGCTTCAAATCCATAACCACACCTCCATCACCACATACCGTAAACCATACAACACCAAAAACGCAAATTTTCTATGGGGGGACCGCGTTGGGGTGCACGCACATAGGCCCCCCCTTGGCCATTCGATAGGCCGCCGCTTGGCGTGTGGCTGGCCTGCCCTGACCAAACCCAATCCCTGACCTAGACGCGCTGCCATGTCATGACGAGCAGCTATGCGGCATGTCTGGAAGGCCCGAACCCCTTTCGCGCTGTGGTTGCGTGTCATGACCGCACAACCATAGGTTTGCGTTTCTGCGGCGCGCGCAAGTGGCCTGTCATCCCCAAGGATAGACCCCTGAGGTGGTATATTAGTTATTACTAAATTAGGTACAGAGTATATTAGGTATATATAATATGTGGGGGCTTGGTTTTCTCTCAAAACATTACGAAGATTTAATCCAATTTAATGTAAATTTATCTTGCACTATTGTCTGTAGTGTTGTATAACTTACATATCAAGCAATGGGAGATATATATATCATGACTGACCGCGATAGCTTCCTGATCGGTTCTTTCTTTGTGGTGCTTTTGCTTTGGCTTTTGATCGGTTGATTCTGGCAAGCGCAGTTTATTGCTGCGCTTTTCTGAGTCAATCCTGACTCATTACGGGGAACAATGACATGGCTTACTTAGCAGAATGGACAGATACTTATGGCGGTAACGCT